CTTATATATCGAATCAGATCCGGATCCAGGCATACCAGGATTTTCTACATAAGTTGGATAGAAAGTAGCAATCTCATAACTATCGTACATACCATATGGATTATAGCCATTATCATATAATATCTTTCCCTTTGTTGTAGCCGCTACATTATAGCTGGATCCCCACCCCAAAGCGTCACAGTACGACGTACATGTAAAGTAATAGGTGGTTCCCATATTAAGTCCGCCTATATCCACATAGTTGCTTCCGCCAGCCGAGCTTGGATTATTTCCGGCTCCGGTATATACTCTCGTTCCGCCGCCCGTCCCCGGATTCCCGGATGTACTCATCTGGATAAATACTCCCTGCCAAGGTCCCCTGGCCGGATTCTTCCAGCTGATCCGGACCGAAGTTGCGGAGAGAGCGGCTGCATTAAAAGAAATCGCAGATTGTACAGCGAGAGTACCTGTCAGCTTACTACCATTGACCCACGCAGTCTTCCCAGACAGGATATGCCCCGCTGCCGCATTGGCAGAGGTCTGCGACGCCAGGCTGTTGGCCGTCACCCGGCCGGATCCGTTATGATAGCCCGCCGGAATCGCATAACTCCCTCCAGCGTTTAATGCTGCTGTTTTCGCTCCCTGATTGGCCATAGTCC